TATTAGAATTGTTAATCTTGAACGAGAACTTCAATTAACAAGAGATAGTCTTAATAGTATTAGAGATTCGATTGGAGAAGATTTATTTGTTGCAAGATATAAACTTAGTCGTATTAAATATTATACAAATCTTGTTGATAAAAAACCTTCTCAAATGAAATTTTACAAAGGTTGGATTAATCGTGTTTTGAAAGGAGAATAATTATGGCTAATTTTGATGAAGAATTTAAAAAAGTAATAGTAGTTGAAGGAGGATATGTTGATGATCCTGATGATATTGGTGGAGAAACTTATCTTGGTATAAGTAGACGATATAATCCAAATTCTAAAATGTGGAATATTATTGATGATATTAAAAAAAGATTTGGTACTAAAGGTATTAATAATAGATTAAAAAATAATCAAGAAATTACTAATGAAGTTAAACGAATTTATAAAATTAATTATTGGGATAGACTTGAACTCGATGACATTCCAAGTCAAAAAATAGCCCATGAATTATTTGATACCGCTGTTAATTGTGGAGTAACTACTTCTATTAGACTCGCTCAACAAGTTTGCAATATGACTATTACAGGTAAATTTACTCCAGAACTTAAACATAATTTAGTGCAATATGGAAAAGTTTAATAAGATATTGTTATTGTTAATTATTACTTTAATAGTTTTTTCTGTTGGATATAATATTGGTTATAGGAAAGCCAAAAGTAATATTAATGATAACATTGTTATACAAGATACTACATATAATCATATATTTTTAGATAGTATAAAATATCGTTTAATTGAAAAAGATAGTATTATATATAATATAAAAGAAGATTTGAAAGATGATATACAAGAAGCTATTAATGCTAACGATAGTAATGTTGTTAAACAGTTTTATGAGCTTGTTAGCGAGTGATAAATATGATACTCCTCTACGGGGGATTGAATGGAAGTCAGACACTGTTAAAATTACTATTCCTATTGAATTACTTCGTAAAGCTAATATTAAAATGATTGAAAGAAAATATTTTAAAAAGATTATTGTAGAACAAGATTCTATAATTACTCTTAAAGATAAATATATTCTTGAACAAGAAAATGTTATTGATGATTTTCAAAAAAGACTTCTTGTAAACGCTAAATTAAATGAAACTATAAGAAAAGATTTAGAAAGAGAAAAAGTTAAATCTAAAATATTTGGTGGAATTGCTGGAGTTGCTGTAGTTGTTACTATAGTGACTATTTTAATAAAATAGTTTATTATGGAAAGTTATCCTTTTTTGGACTATATTAATGAAATTGACAAAGAAAAGAAATATAAAAAGGCTTCAGAATGTGGCTTTTACGATCCTTATGATTATTTTCTTGTTGGCGATAGCGGTGGGTTTTTAATGAATATTGATCCTACTGCTAAATTTGTTAATACAGAATTACTTCAAGAAGTAGGAATTTATTTTGATAATAATAGAAAATATACAGCTTATAAAGAAGATTCTATTCCTCATAGACAATTTAGACGTAGAGAACAATATAGACGTAAATATGGTTTTGATGCTCCTTGTCTTAAATTAGCTAATGGTGAAATTAAAAATATTCATATTACTGGTAGTCATTATAATTTTCTTAATTATTGTAGAATTGAACAGCTTGATGAATCTACTGTTGTTAACGGTATGAAATCAACTGCTAAAAAGAAATATGCAAGACCTTTATTTATTGATAGTCAATGGTGGATTTTTAATATACTTGAATTTGCTGAAAAAAATGGTTTTCATTTATTGATTGATAAAACTCGTCGTGGTGGATTTTCTTATATCATGGCCGCAGATAGTGCTAATGCTGTTAATTGCGAATCTCGTAAAGTAGTTATTCATGTTGCTGTTGATAAAAAATATCTTACTCAAACAGGCGGTCTTACAGATTTTGCTGTTAATGATTTAAAGTTTTATGAAGAAAATACTCCTTTTGTTCGTGGAATACTTAGTACTGTTAAGTCTGATTTTCGTTTAGGTTATAAACTTCCAAATGGCGTTGAAGCTGATAAATCTTGGCGTTCTGCGCTTATTAGCGTAAGCGCTGCTAATAATCCAGATTGTGCTATTGGTAAAGATGCTATTAAAGTTAAAGTAGAGGAAGTTTCTACAATGGAAAATTTTGATGATTTTATGAATGTTACTGAACCTGCAATGAGAACAGGTGCTTATACTACTGGTATGCTATGTGCTTGGGGAACTGCTACTTCTGGTAATATGCAAATGTTTGAACAAAATTTTTATAATGTTAAAGGTTTTAATTTTATGCCTTTTGAAAATGTTTGGGATAAAGATTGTCGTAATGAAACTTGTGGTTTCTTTAAAGCATATTGTTGGGGTTTGCAGGGAGAAATAGACGGTGTTAAAGGTATAGATAAAGACGGTAATAGTAATATACTTGTTGGTCTTGAAATATCTCGTCGAGAAAGAATTGAAAAGAAAAATAGTGTAAAGAAATATTCTGATTATATTAATTATCTTGGCCAATATGCTAATTTTCCCGCTGAATCGTTTAGTAGTGCTTCTGAAAATATATTTAGTTCAGAAGAATTAACC